ATAAAATGCTTGCATGGAATGTTTGGGATAAAGGGGAAGCGGGAAGCATAGCACAACAGGCGGCATTCTTTCCAATTCGCCACGAATGGGTTTTTGTGTTCGGCGAAACTTTTTTTGAAATCAATCTAACACAAAAGAAAAAAGACAAATCAATAACGGAAACAAACAACCATACATCAATAAGACAAGCCAACGGGGAAACAAAAAAACACACAGCGGGAATAACAAACAAACCTTTTAAGCAAATGGAAAGCGTTTTACAGCTGTCCCCGGTAAAAGAAAACAATATTCGCGCCTTGCATCCGGCAACGTTCCCTGTTGGGCTTCCTGCGGAATATATAAAGTCAATGTCAGACGAAGGGGACGTTGTTATTGAACCGTTTGGCGGGAGCGGTACAACGCTTATTGCGTGTGAACAATTAGACAGACAATGCAGGATTATGGAACTTGAACCAAAATACGTTGATGTAATAATCAAACGTTGGGAAGACTTTACAGGGCAAAAAGCCGAACTGATACAGGGGGTTGATTGATATTGGCAGAAAAGGCAGATATGAAGAGTGGTTGACCGAAGACGGCTTGACCCGCTTGACGGGTTGGGCAAGGGACGGGCTAACAAATATCCAAATAGCGCAGAATATTGGCGTTGGCGAACGTACCTTTTCCGAATGGGTGACAAGGTTTCCGGCAATTTCTTCCGCCCTAAAAAAAGGCAAAGAACCCGTTGACATACAGGTTGAAAACGCCCTTTTGCGGCGGGCGTTGGGGTATGATTACGAAGAAACCATAACAGAGGTGGAAGACCTTGGCGGCGGCAGGACGAAAAAGCACGTGCGCAAGGTAACAAAACACGTACCCGCAGACACAACGGCGCAAATCTTTTGGCTGAAGAACAGAAAGCCAAGGCAATGGCGGGAAAAGATGGAAGCGGCTGTCAATGTTGATGTTGAAGACCTTTCCCCGCTTGTGGAGTTGTTGAAGGAATGAGCAAGACAGCCACAATCCCTTGGGGGCAGTTTTCTCCAAAGCATAAAGCATACATCAAAGCCGCTTTGCACAACCGGATGTGCGTTGCAGAAGGGGCAATCAGAAGCGGCAAGACAATTGACCATTGCATTATTGCCGCCGCATACCTTGAAGAAACGCCAGATAAATACCACCTTGCAAGCGGCTCAACAATCGGCAACGCAAAACTGAACATTGGCGTTTGCAACGGGTTCGGACTTGAAAACCTTTTCCGGGGGCGGTGCAGGTGGGGCAAATACCGGGACAATGAAGCACTTTTCATTCAAACAAAGACGGGTGAAAAGGTTGTCATTTTCACGGGTGGCGTAAAAGCCGATGCGTACAAGCGCATATTGGGCAATTCATACGGGTTGTGGATTGCAACGGAAATCAACGAACATTTCGACAGCAACGACAGCCGTATTTCGTTCGTCAAAGTTGCAAGCGGCAGACAGATTGCCGCACAGCACCCTTTCACGCTTTGGGACTTGAACCCGTGCAACCCAAAGGCACGAATATACGAAGATTACATTGACAAGTACCGGGCGCAAGGGCTTGCGGGCGGGTATCTGTATCAACACTTTACAATCAAGGACAACGCAACCATAACACCGGAACGGATTGCGGAGATCGAAAGCAGGTATGACCCGCACACGGTTTGGTACAGGCGGGACATACTTGGCGAACGTGCGGTTGCCGAAGGGTTGATATACCAATTGTTCGCAGATCAACCCGAACGATTTGTTGTTGATGACCTGCCCCGGATGCAACGGGCAACCATTGGGGTTGACTTTGGCGGCGGCACAAGCGCACACGCCTTTTGCTGTTTGGGCAGGTACGGCAACAGCATTGCGGTTCTTGATGAGTACCGGGAAAAGGAAGCATTGAACCCAAACAAGTTGCAAGCGGACTTTGTTGACTTTGTGCGCCGCTGTCAAATGCGTTGGCTTGTCACGGATGTTTGGTGCGACAGCGCAGAACAAACATTGATAAACGGGTTGCGCACAGCGGCGGCACAAGCACACTTGCCCGTAAACATTGGGAACGCCCTTAAAAAGCCCATAAATGACCGAATCCGGGCGTTGTGCATCCTTATGGGTGCGGGGCGGTTCAAGATACACAGCGGGTGCAAATGGACAATTGACGCATTGAAAAGTGCCATTTGGGACAGCAAACAGGTCACAGAGGATGTGCGGCTTGATAACGGCACAACCAACATTGACAGCCTTGATGCGCTTGAATATGCGTATGAACGGGATATTCCCGTATTGATTGAGGGGTGGGGCAGATGATTTCCGCATTGTGGTTGATACCTGCTTTCTTTGCTGGGGTGTGCCTTGGTGTTTTCTTTATTGGGCTGTGTGCGGCAAGCCGAAACGGGCAAGGCGGTGACGGTGGATAATGCAATGGTTGGATAACTTGAAAAGAAGGTGGAAAAGCGGGATGCAAAAAGCGGTTGCAGGTACGGGGCTTGCAAGGGAGTACAAAAGCGTGTTTGACCTTGCGGGCGTGCCGTCTTTTCAACAGTTTTACGATTTCGGTATCTTTATCTGGAAATGGCTTTGGAAAGGCTTTTACAAGGCTTGGCACATTGTACCCGCCCCGACCATTGCAGACCCAAAGGCACGCCGTGAAGTGTACAGGATGAATGTTGCAAAGGCCATTTGCGCCGAAATGGCTTCCCTTGTGTGGGGTGAGGAATGCACGGTCAACGTGAGTATTGACGGGCGGGAAAGTGACGATGACAACACCGACCCGCTGAACGCCTTTGTACAAGGAGTGCTTGCGTGCAACGCTTTCCGGGAAAAGATGCAGGAAAGCATTGAAGAAGCACTTGCGTTGGGTGGCAACGCCTTGAAGGTTTGGGCAGAGGCAAAGCACGATGAAACAGGCAATGAGATACCCGAAACCCGGAAAGTCATGATCGGCTATTGCATGGCAGATCAATTCGTCCCGCTTGCGTGGGATAATGCCCGTGTTACGGAAGGGGTGTTCGTGTCACGTATTGCAAAGAATGGTTACTATTACACCCGCCTTGAATGGCACAGGTGGAACGGGTTGACCTATGTGATAACGAACGAGCTATACCGCTCTGAAATGCAGAAAGGCACAACGCCGGGGGAAACGCAAGACATTCTTGGCGTGCGCTATCCCCTTGCGGAGATTTACCCGTATCTTGATGAAGTGACAGAAGTGCCCGTTGAAGAAAGCCTTTTCAGCTATTGGCGCACACCTATTGCCAACAACCTTGATGACAATTCCCCGCTTGGCATGAGCATATACGGAAACGCCTTGGAAACGTTGCACGCATTGGATATTTGCTATGACAGCTTTGTCCGGGAGTTCCGGCTTGGCAAAAAGCGCATTATTGTCCCCGCCCGTGCTGTGCGTTCCGTGGTTGACCCGCAGACGGGTGCGCTTGTGCGATACTTTGATGCAACGGATGAAACGTATGAAGCACTTGCAAGTGATACGCCGGATGACTTGAAGATACAGGACAACAGCGTTGAATTGCGGGTAGAAGAACACGTTGCGGCAATCAATGCGTTCCTGTCAATTCTGTGCTTGCAGACGGGCTTTTCTGCGGGTACGTTTACGTTCGATCAACACACGGGTTTGAAGACCGCAACAGAGGTTGTTTCCGAAAACTCAAAGACATACAAAACAATCAAGACCGTTCAGAACCAGTTGCGTCCGGCAATCGAACACCTTGTGCGAAACATCATTGATGTTGCAATCCTGTACGGCATGACGGACGAAAACGGGCAAAGCGTGGAAAGCCTTGCCGCATCGGGGTACAACGTGCAAATAACGTTTGATGACGGTATCACGCAAGACAGGCAAACCAATATCAATGAAGGGGTCATGCTTGTTGGTGCGGGCATTATCAGCAAATACACCTTCTTGACCGACCCCAAATATGGACAGGGGTTGACCAAGAAACAAGCGGAAGAGGAACTTGCACGTGTCAAGCAAGAAGGTGCGGCGGGCAACGTTGACCCGCTTGCAATTTTCAATACGGCAGAATAAGGAGGTAGAAAAATTGGATAACATTGCTGTTCAAATTGTTTCGGATTATGTTTCCGAACATCTTGATAAATCAGATTCCGTTCCGGAATTTGATGTGTATATTGTTTGGAAATGCAAAACGCTTCAGAATTGGAAGTATTTAATTTCAACAACGCTTTTTGATGGTATGTATTATGAACTTACATACAACGGAGATCGAAAAGAATGGTATCTTGACGCATACAAGAAGTTTGAAAACAGGGTTATAAAAGCGGAATGAGGGGGTAAACAATGCGCCCCGCATTTATTGACGCAATGTCATGGGAAATGGCAGAGGTTTACGGGGCTGTCACAGATCAAATATTGATAAACCTTGCCCATTATTTCCCGTATTATGACGCACGCAATTTCCCCCGTTCTTCGATCACGTATCAAGCGGATATGTTGGCGCAAATGGGGCAGGTTAACAAGGAAACAATGGCAATCATCCGGCGCAACCTTGTTGGCGTGGACAAATACTTGAACGCCGCTTTGGAACAGGTCATTATTGATAGCGTGGAAAAGGTCAACCCGGAGCTTTGGAAGGCGGTTAAAAAGGGCATTTTCATGCCGCCACAAACCCCGGTTGTATCCCCCAACCAATACCGGGCTTTCAACCTGTACTATACGCAAGCGGCAAACAAACTGAACCTTGTGAACACGGTCATGCTTGAAAGCACGAAACAGGCGTATCAAGCGACCGTGGCAGACATTGCCGCACGGGTGCAAGCCACGCAAACCGCCCTTGACATTGGTGCGGGTGAGGTTGTAACGGGCGTTTCTGCGTGGAACACGGCAACGGCGCACGCAATCAAGCGTTTGCAACGTGACGGAATAACGGGCTTTATTGATCATGGCGGGCACAGGTGGAGTGCGGAAGCGTATGTTGCAATGGATATCCGCACAACCATGTTCAACACGGGGCGGGCGGCTGTTTGGGAAACCAATCAGAACTTCGGCAATGACCTGTATATTGTGAGTTATCACAACGGCGCACGCCCGCTGTGCTATCCTTGGCAAAGCAAGATCATATCAAGCACAGACAACGCCCGTGTTGTTGCCGACCTTGACGGGAACGAAGTGCAGGTTTTCGCACAGAGCGAAACAAGCTACGGGGAACCCGCCGGGCTGTTCGGTAT